TCTGAACCAAGCAGGCGCTGCTGCAAGAGACGCGCAGCACGGATTGTAATGAACTGCTTAGCAGCGGTAGGGAGATCGTCGAACGGGAGTTGAACATACATCTCAACCTTCAACGGATCAGAGAATTGGTAGGTGGAGTCAACGGTATTAAAGAGCTTGAGACCACGTTGGACAACCTTCGTTGAACGGTCTGACTCAATAGTATCGACTCGCATGGTGTTCTGCGGGAGAACGATTTCACCGTTCACATTAGGACTGAGAGTGTGAATCTCATAGTTCCAATGCCAGCCCATCGACTGAACACTGCGGCTGGTTTCGTCAACGAGGTCTGATGCCATTTGAGCGTCAACGGCAGCACCGTCTAGACTGTTGACGACGGGTTCACCCATCGAAGACAAGCAGATGTTTACTGCATCGAGCTTGGTCATCGGAGAAATTGTAAAGGACATCAATACCTCCTAAAGGAAAAAAGGGGAGAGCAATTAAGCCCTCCCCAAAATAAATCAGGCAGTCGCCTTGATTTCGTAGAGGCACTCAGGGCGCAGAACGCCGTGACCGACAGCCATCTTGGAAACCATGAGCGTACCCTGACGACGGATGTCGTATTCCATCTCAGAAGCGAGATCGAGCAGCTTGACAGTACCCAACGCCTGCGGGTGCATGAACAGACCCACGGTCGTGGACGCATTCACCGTGTACTTCGAAGAGTAGTCAGGATAGAGCGCCGTGTTGCCAGCAGAGGTGTGGTCGAGCGCAAGGTTGTTCGACTTCACAATCGTGAAGCCAGCAACCGTCTGCACCTTACCATCCGAATAGCTGCCGTTGTTGCCGGGGTTGTAGAAGAGGTTCAGCAGCTTATCGCTGTTGACCAGCTTGTAGTATACAGCCGGGGAAACGATGAGGTAACGCTCTTCAGCAGGGATGTTCTTTTCGTCGAACGCCTGCGCAGCAGCGTAGGCAGCGTCAACAAGGTTCTGCACGGTGTACGAGACACCAATGCCGACCGACTGAGCATTGCCCTGACCGACAGCACCAACACCGATACCGCCAGCGCCTGTGTCACGAGCAGCCTTAACGGCAAGCGACAGGAGGTTGCGGTCATAGGTCTGAGCGAGAGCCTGACCCATCTGGTTGGAGTATTCAGAACGCACGTCGAAGTGGCTGATAGCCTCGTCGATGCGCGAGATGAAGCTGTTGGCAATCAAGAGATCATCAATGGTGATGACCTTCTCATCCTGCTGGATGATGTTGCCAGTGATTTCCGCACCGGGGGTGTGGTAAGCCGCAGAGGTCTTGCCGATTGCCGGGAACTGAGCCGACTTGCCAGACGAGATATTGCGGACGCGAACCTTGTCCTTCATGATCGTCTGAGCATTGAAGGTCGTCAGAACTTCGCCAGAGAAAATCTTGAGAAAGAGTGCGCGTGTATCGCCAGTGCCAAGGGCCTGACCAATACGAGAGGGAGTAGCATTTGCCATTAAAGTAATTCCTTCCGAAATGTGGATGAGTTAAAAATGAAATTGTGTAGAACTCACACACCGTACCAGTTGTCCTATCGTCGTCTCCTCAGAAACTATTGTTGGGCCGGAAGGTCGTATTTATTCATACTGAAAGTCTATTTGTGTTTAGGCTGCTTTATTCTGTTTGCGTGCTTAGACTTAATAGACAGATTGGATGGACGGTTGTCAGTAGGGTGGAGATTCACATGATCAATCTCTTTGCCCTTTACAGCCGCCTCTCCATGTTTCTTGATCATCAGACGCCTCGCACGCTTACGCATGATGTTTGCGCGTCGGCGTTCAGGCGTGCGTGATGCTGCGTATTCTTTCGCGTAATCACGAGCCATAGATCAATTCCTAAAACTAAAAGATGTCAGAACGCGAGAGCTTGCGCTCAACGTCCTTACGGAATGCAGGGTCTGACTTATAACGTGGATCACCCATATCCTTTTCAAGCTCCGCAACGGAGCGATAGGTTTGGGTTGTTGGTTTACCAGCAGAACCCTTTACCTGACGGGCGGGTTCAAATCCTTCAACAGCGTCATAGCGACCCTTGAGACCTTTGACTGCCATCATAGCAGACGCAACGTCTCCGCTGTTTACAGCTTTGTTGTACGCTTCAATTTCTTCTTTGCTGAAATTTTCAGTCGCCCAAGCAGTCATGGTGTTGTAGTTATCTTCTCCACCAACTGACCCAAAGACAGACTGTCGCGTAGCATTCAAGAGAGCTTCTTGACCTGCAATATACTGGTCAACAATCGCCTTGGGAATGCCAGCCTTGTCAAGCTTTTCGTAATGCTTGTCATCTAGCTGACCATTCTCCCAGTATGAGCGACTAAGCTCATCAAAGTCCAATCCCGCTTCCTTAGTAACCTGTCGAGCTTTTTCTTCAGGCGTTTCGGTCTCTTCTGTTTCGTCGGTTCCATCCGTGGAAGTGTCTTCCTCAGTGGTTTCCGTATCTTCAACAGGAGCCTCCTTAGTGCGGGACGAGAATTTCTTTTCAAGCTCAGAGTAGGCTTTTGCCATGTCTTCTGCGCTCTTAAACTTTTCGGGTAGCCACTCTGGACGGTCGTCAGTAGAAGCTTCGAGGTTATCGTACTTAGCGGCCTCTTCTTCCAACGTCGGTTGTGCAACATCCTTAGAGGTGTCGATAGACACCGTGGTAATATCACCCATAAACTAATTTATCCTTGTGGGGGTTCTGCTGCATCTTGTCGTGCAGCCCTGTCAGACAACCCATTAACAATGTTGGGCGCTGCTTTTCCGGCAATGTCCATCATCTGCTGGGAGGCAGCTTGCTGCTGCGCCATCTGCTGTTCCTGTTGAATCTGCTCTTCAGTCTTAATAAGACCAGCAGGGTCAATCATGGAGGCAGTCGCCATACGAGAGATGAAATCACCGACATTGAGATACTGTGCAATGGCCTGCGGACCAAGTGGTTGCAGAGCAGTCATGAACAGTTGATACTTATTCAGATCGTGACCACGACCCAAAGCTTCCAAGCCTGTAACGATGGCTGGCTTCACCACACCCTTAGGCAGGGGAGGCAGACGCTTTGCGCGAGTCATACGATCCATCAAGCGAGTGACGAGCGGAAGTTGGAACTCCTGCGAAAGCACGGAGTAGACACCGCCCAGAGCATCTTCAAGCTCACTTGCCATGAAGCGAACTTCTTCAGCCGTGACACGCTCAGCCTGTCGTTGGACAGATGAGTTCATCAGGAAGGCGAAGGAGAGACGTTCTGTGATCGTCTTTGCAGCTTCATAGGTGATGCGCATATCAGCCTGTTTGTCAGACTGAAGCGAGGTCACGTCGTCACGCTTGCCAAGGATTACATCCCCACTCTCAGCATCACGGATGTCTTTCAGACGGGCGATGCCATTCGGGTTGAGCATGTAGACGACTTTGGCAGCAACAGCAGCCGCATCAACGATTGCTTTTGACAGACCTTCAAGGGAGATCAAATCGCCCAGATATTCTTCGACGTATGAACGACCGTAGTCTTCACCGTCAACGGCTGTCCAACGAAGCGCCATGAAAGGTGGCTTCTCGATTGGGAATGAGCCTTCTGAACCGGGAACGCGAATACCGTTGATCTCCTGATAGGTGATCCACTTTGACGGTCCTTCTTCACCTTCAGTTCGGTAGAAGCGAGTGTAGACTTTTACTGAACGCTCAGTCTCACAATCGTCGTATTTGTTTTGTTCTTGCTTCTTGCTTTCCTTTTCGCTGCCGTCATCTTCACCCATTGAACTATCAAGGAGAAGCTGTTCGGTGCGGGAAAGCGAGCTAGGGCTGACTTCATCGAGAGCGATGACATCGAGGACGTTTCCTGCCACGTCGCGTTTGACGACATAGCTGTCCAGACGCCAGAGCCGGAAGCCTTCTTTGGGGAGGTAGACAAGCGCATTGCCTGCTACGATCAGATGCTTGAGCGCAGCAAACACTGGAGGGCGAAGGCCAGAGCCTTCAATCTCGCTTTGCACTGCGCGTTCAATTTTACTTAGACCCTCGTCAACGACCGATTTTGCGCCGGGGCGTCCAGCAAGTTCATCCATCGTGAAATCATCGACAACGAGACGAAAGAACGGGCTGTTAGGCGGTAGCAGCGAGAGTAACAATTTTGAGGCTAGGTTGTTAACACCCCTAGCGCCGATGCCTTGCCACGGTGTGTAATAGATCGTGGACTTGCTGTGTGCCTGAGGCGGCACAAGCGTTGGAATGGTCAACTCGCTACAACGGCGAGCGCGATCCAAGAATGTAAGGCGGTCAGACGCTAGACGTTCATAACGTGCCTCACACGTCATATTCGTCTCAGTCATTATTCACCTTACATTGAGATGCCAAGTCCAGTGCCTGTAGACGTACTCGTGGGAGCGGTGTCTGCAATGCCAAGGGAGCTTGTGCGGTATTTCTTTGTTCCAGCGGCCTGATTCTGCAACGTAGCTGCCTGCTTGGGAGCAGAAGACGCAGGTGCGCTCTGGTCCAAGACAGGAGGTGGTGCAGGAGGGGGAG